ACAATAAAACCAGGAATAAAACTAAAATCTGACAATAAAGCTATCTTTTGTCAGAATTTTGCAAAATTGTATAAGATAAATAGATTAGATTTAACTGATGAAGTTACAGTAACCGAGGCGTCCTTATTTGGTACTTTACCAAATGGTAGCTATGGGGCTCAAATGGGGAACGATGATGTCATTATGACATGTATTACTGCAACTGAATTTTTTAACACAACGGATTACGCAGATTTCGTTGAGGAGATCTTAGATTTCATAGATCCTGCAGTTCACGACGAGATGGAAAGCATCTTATATAAGGATAGTGACCAGCAAGGAGATTTACAATATGACATTTATGACCTACTTAAATAAATTTGCAAAAAGACAAGGATATATAATAAAAGAATTAAAAAATAACAACTAAACGATTATGGCATTAAGTCCTCAATTACTACAGTTCAAAAGCTCAGGCGTATATCGCTTAGAGTTCGACAAATCACAAACCGTGAACATCCCTGCTGAAACTATTAGATTAGTTGTAGGTAGATCTAACAAAGGTCCTTACAATACTCCAGTATTAGTAGAAGATGTTGAACAGTTTAAAAATGTATTCGGTGGCATCGATAAGTCACTAGAAAAGAAAAATATGTTCTTCCACAGATCAGCTATCGAAGCTTTATCTAGAGGACCAATCTTAGCGTTAAACTTAACTGCTGATGATTCTGACGATCAAGTATCGATATTATCTCCAGCAACTAACTCTTCTTCGGAAGGTTTATCGTCTAACACTATTCAATCATCTGCCGTTGCTGGTAAGAAATTCAGCGATGTATTTGATATTGATAAGTTTTGGAATCCTTCAGACGAGAAGTTATTAACTGCTGCTGCTGAAGATACAAACCACGCAATTTCTTTTGTAAATATCAAACAAGACCCAATCACAATTATCATTAGACAAGCTGCTGATACTAGAGGTTTTGAATTAACTGCAAGAGAATGGTACGGAGAATCTAATATTCCAGAAGGCGTTGAAGCTGATGAATACGTATCAGACTACTTAGTAGATGTATTTGTATTCAAAGGTAAATTTGATGCTGCTGAATTAAATAATGACCCTAACTACGGTACTTACTTTGATGCTAATGGTTTATACAAAGCAGAATTTGCTAAATTCGCTGGATTAAGAGAAGTAACTTTAATGGCACAATATAATGGATTATCTTTAATCCCTGAATTTATTGATGCTGAAGGTAATCAAATGTACATCGAAACTCTAATTAATATGGAGGCTAGAAGAACAGGTTTATTCTGTGCTGTACAAGAAGATGCACTTCCACAAATTGATTTAATTGGTAACAATTTCGACATCTACCAAGATTACGAAGTATTATCACATAAAGTAGAACAAGTAAAATCTAGTACTATAGTAGATATTAGTGGTTTCGGTGACAATTCAGTAGATGGAGCAACTTTAACAATCGAAGGAGTTACACCAGCTGGACTTGCTACTGCAGGAATTAACGATTCTAAATATTTAAAAGCTGCAGTTGGCATAGAGTATGTTAAGATTAATACAATAGAAGCTACTGCAGGTGGTACAATTATTACTGCATCAGGTGATATTTCTAAATCTTATGAGAAATTTGCAGCTGGAACATCAGCTACATGGAATACTCCAGCTACTATAACAGTAGATGGCAATGGAAACTTATTATTAAGTGCTGCGCCATTTGCGTATGGAGACTTATTAGTAGGTGGAAATGCATTCTTATTATCTGAAAACGCAGGTGAATATATTGCAATCAATACAATTGATATAGATAACGTAACAGGAGTTGTAACTGTATCTCCAGCAGGTAATGTTGGATTCAGTACAGATTACACAAATGCTAACGCATCTGAATTAGTAGTATATAAAAGAGCATTAAATACTGCATTTGATATATGGACATTATCTCCAAACGATAGAACAGAGATGTTCCCTACACTAGCAGGTGGTTGGGACTGGACTGATAATCAAGCTGGAACATTTACTTACTCTTACACAGGTGTTGGTGTATTAAACGCTAATATTAAAGTAGGAATGTATATCCCAGGTGATGGTGGTAAACTATCTAGAATTAAGAAAATCGAAAAAACTTACGATGGTGTTGATACTAAATATAAATTTATTACCCATAGAGTAGTTTCTTCTAGACCTGCTTATGCACTTAAGAGATATGAAGATGCTTCTGGATTATATAAAACGTTCCCATTAGAAGGAGCAACACAAACTGAAAAGAGTATTTTAGAATTACTAGGAGCAATTAAGCCAGGAACTGGTTTAGGTAACGCTTTAGTAGATAAAGACAATATCACATTCAGATATGTAGTTGATACATTTGGTTCTTTAGAGAACGGAACAATCTTAAATAAGGAAGAATTATCATTCTTATGTAAAGAAAGACAAAATGCAGCAGCAATTCTTAACGCACCAATGGTGAAAGAACTTAAAGCAGCAACTAACCCAACGTTTAAAGACTCATTTGCTCCTTATGGATTTAATGTGAATCACGTTGCAACAGGAGGTAACTTAGATACTAATCCAACATCTCTTTATACATTACCATCGATCAACGAAGGTGCATCTTACGCATTCTACTACGGTCCTGGTCTTAATGTAATTGAGAATGGAAGAACTAAAGTAATTCCACCAGCAGCATACGTATCTAACAACTATATCGATAAATATTTAGATGCTTTACCATGGTCAATCATCGCAGGTCCTAGAAGAGGAGTTGTAGGTGGAACTGGAGTACAGTCATTAGAGTTCTCATTCGATAAAAATGATAGAGATATTCTTGAGCCATTTGGTTACAACCCAATCGTATTCGAAAGAGGCGTAGGTTTAACTATTAAAGGTAACAAGACTGCACAACAAGGAGTTCAATCAGCATTATCTTCAGCTCACGTAAGAGAAGTATTAATTTACATTGAAGATGGTCTTGCAGAAATCCTTAAGAACTACCTATTTGAGTTCAATAGCGCTCAAACTAGATTAGAGATCAAAACTTTAGCTGACAACTTTATGGAATCAGTGAAGAAAGATGGTGGTGTATATGACTATAAGAATATCATGGATGCTTCAAACAATACGTCTGAAGTTATCGATAACAACATGGGAATCTTAGATACGTTCGTAGAACCAGTTAAAGGTCTTGAGATACTAGTATCGAGAGTAACTGTACTTAACACAGGGGAAATCGCAACAGGTAACTTTGCATAAGAAAACAACGATATATAAATAAAATAAGAAATTAAAGATATGGCTTTACCACATTATTCAGAGGACCAAACTAGCAAGAAGGGAAGAAACTTCGAGCCCGTTCAAGCTAACCTATTCGAGGTGACAATTTTACCACCGGATGGAGTTGCTGGACAAGAGTTCCTTTTACAACACGTCAATTCAATTAGTGGATTAGATACTATGGCTCCTGCAGTAGATGCAATCGGACAGAAATATAAGTTTTCCGATAGATCTTACGCTGGTATGCCTGGTGCAACTGCAATTGATATTACAGTTAGCTTCTCGCTTAACTTAAATGATTCTAACCAAGCTTACTTATATAAAACATTAAGACAATGGTATAGAGCTCAATATAATCCAGAAACTGGAGAAATGGGTCTTAAAAAGAATTATGTTGGTACAATAGTTGTTGTACAATTTAACAGAGAAGGTGATATTTACAGAAAAATTACTTTAGATGATTGTTTCATCACTTCAGGTGTAAACCTTGTTGGTGAACTTAGCTACGACAACGCTGACGCAGTAGCATTAGAAGTAGGTTGGAAGTGTGATACTTTTTCAGAAGAGTTGAACTAATTCTAATAGAATTTAATATAAAGAAGGAATCTTCACGGTTCCTTCTTTTTTTAAACTCAGAAAACATAATATAATATCAAGATAATAAAAGATTATGAGTGATAAATTAACAAAAAAATTACAAGTCCTTTTGACCGAGGATGAGGTTCGGGAAGTAAACCGAATTATTTTAAATGATGCTTTAGATAATGAGACTCGTCCCATATCTGTGAGTGCATTCATAAGAAATTTAATTAAGTCAGAATTAAGTATAAGAACTGTAGAACAGAGATCCTACATTAAGCAAAATCTCAAAAATTTAAAAAGTAAATAAAAATGAGCGAAAAGAAAAACAAAATGAGTTCCGAAGAAGCTAAAATGGCGAAAGCCTTAGAAGCTAAAGACGCTATTAACAACCCAACTCCTAAGTCAAACGAAGGAACGGCTGCAGATATGGAATCTGTTGTTGACAAAGGTGGGCTTGGTAGAGTTAATATGGCAAATTTTACACCAGAGAAAGCACAATCTTCTGATAGTGCATTAGGATGGCATGTATTAGATCAAGTGACGTTACCGTCAATGGGTAAATTCTACCCTGCTGATAGTGTAATTAAAATTAGATCTGCAAAGGCTGCAGAGATTAGACATTTTTCTACTATGGATGAGAACAACTACATCGATATGGAAGAAAAGCTAAACTCAGTAGTTGAATCATGTGCTCAAATGACATCTGGTAATAAAAGATTATCTTACAAAGATATTTTAGAAGAGGATAGAATAGTTCTATTACTTTCTATTAGAGATCTTACTTTTCCAGAACCAGAAAACAAATTAATGTTAAATGGTAAGAGTGAAAAGACTAAAAAGAAAATAGATCTTGAGTTATCAGTTAAAAACTTAGTACCATCTATTATCGATGAGGAAATAGAAAGGTATTATGATGACAAAAAGAGAACGTATGTTATTAAAACTCGTTCTGCTGGTGAAATCGTCATGGCTCCACCAACGATTGGTGTTATGCAAGAGGTTACTCAATACTTAAAAGATCGTAATGAGAAAGAACTAGATTTTGATAAGGCGTTTATTCAAGTATTACCTTATATTCAAGGCGACTGGAGAACCCTAAGTTTAACAAAAATATTTCAATTAGAAAT